TATTCTCTGGTATTGCTGGATGGTACGATCGTTATCCAAGAATTCCTTATGGTCGTGCGACTTCTTATACAAAGAATGAACCAGAAAAGTTTGCTATGTCATATCCATTCTTACAAACTTTGGCAAAGGGTTTTAAAGATTTATTACCATGGCGATATAACAATCAAATGAAAGCAGCAGAGAAACTGGACTCTCGTTTCTTAGTTCCAGGAACTCCATTTACAACTATCACTGTGAATAAAACTTTCAGAACTGCAGCACATTATGATGCTGGCGATTTGAATGAGGGTTTATCTAATCTGTTGGTTCTATCTAATGGTGGTAACTACACTGGTGGTTATTTGATTGCTCCAGAATATCGTGTGGCAGTAAATGTCCGTCCAGGAGATTTGTTATTGATTAACAACCATGAAGTAATGCATGGTAATACACCAATCGTTCTTGGAGATGAGCAAGCAGAGCGTATTAGTCTTGTCTGTTATTTCCGTGAGAAGATGCTTGAGTTAGGTTCTAAAGAATACGAAGATTGTCGTTATGACTTTGTTGAAGATCGTAGAACAAACAAAGAGCATCCAGAACAAAGACCACTATGGAATGGTGTAAGTCCAGGAATGTGGGATTCTAAAGAATGGTATGATTATTGTGAGAAGAAACTTGGTCGTGAAGAATTACTAAAGTATCATCCACAAGCACAAGAGCAACAATCACTTGAGGAGTTCTTCGGATAATGTGTGCAGTTATTGGTGCTGTTATTGAGAAACCTCGAGCAGAGGATTATTTAATGTTACATCGTGTATTCCTTGAGTCTAAGATTCGAGGAATGCATGCCACTGGAGTTGCCTATGTCAAACATAATCAAGTTCATATCGATAAGCGTCCAGTATCGGCTAATAACTTCCCTTTTAACTTTCCAGAATATGTTAATGAGGATGGGAATCTCTACCTTTTGGGACATTGTCGTTATAGCACTTCTGACCTTGAGTATAATCAGCCAATTGGTGATGCTAGTGATGCAATAGTTCACAATGGTGTAATCACACAAGAGTTACCTGAGAACTGGGAAAAGTTATATGGTTATAAAACCATGACAAAGAATGATAGCGAATTGGTATTACATTCAGAAGATCCATTGGTCGAGTTCTCTCATATGTCAATGGGTGTTTGCAAACTCACTGCTGATAAGAAACTTATTGCATATCGTAATGGCAAGCGTCCATTATATTTGACAAATTTAGAGAATGGATGTATAATTACTTCTACTGCTGATATTGCTAAACGAGCAGAAGTGTATGGAATTTCAATTGAAGTTCCAATGAATACCTATTTAACTTTTGATGAAACTCTTGCAATGATGGTAGATAAGAAAGATATTACAAACTCTGTGGATTATCAACACTATGAACTTTGTTAATTCAACGAGGGTTGAAGAGCTAATTAAAAATAGTCCAGCTGGTAAGAACACTAAGTTTTTATCGGCTGCACATTCATTGTGGTATCGCTTTCATAATTATGATAAAGCACCACCAATGACATATGAAGTAAATGGTGAAGTTGTATCTCTTATCTTTGCTACATTTAATCGTGACAACTATTCAAATCTATACGAGATCGTTACGATTGAAGGACATGAAGGTAAAGGATACGCATCCAAGTGTTGGGATGCATGGATTGATTATGCTGTGAAAGAAAGAAAGATGACTCGACTTAAAATGTCTTGCACACCATCTTCTGTCACATGGCACTATAAGAATGGATTGATTTGGTGGGCAGTAGATCCAACAGGGTCACTTCGTTCTGATCAACCATTATTCCCCACAAGAGCAGAGCAGATTGCTTATCGTGATTTCGCTATTGTGAATCCACTACAAGCACTACCACCATACAAAGCAAGAGAGCAATTTCGTGCTGAGGGGTTGGAGAGTTACAAGTGGGGTGAAAAGAAGAAAGCCAAAACACAAACTGCAATTGATGCTGTTGGTAAAGCATGGTTGCGTGATGCATTGATGGAACAACCATCACTTGAAGAGTTTTTAGTATAATGGATTATCGTTTAGAAGAAAATCGTAAAGAAGCATTCATTCGCTGGTATGCATGGTCATTAAAGTATGATGATTGCGATCCAGCAGTATGGGCAACAAACTATCTTAATAAAAGATACGAGCATAACGATGAACAGAAGTTATGGTTGTGTTGGTTGTATGGCAATACATACTATCTTCCAACTGCATGGATTCTCATGAATGAGTTTCCCGACTTTGAGTTGGCGACTGTAGATCGTATGACACAATGGAACACTACAAACTACAAACGATTAAGATACCAGACTGACACGAAGTGGAACAAAGGACATCTCCCTACCATGTTCGCTTCATACCAACAATTTGTGGGAGATCTAACACAGAGAGAAAGGCTAGAGCAATATTATGGAAACACTGAGGAGGACAACTTTGACGCTTTGTGGAAAGGCATTAAGTCTGGCTTGCATAAGTTTGGTCGTTACAGTACTTGGTTTTATCTTCAGCATCTTAAGCATACCGCTGGTGTTCCTATCAATCCTACTTCTCTCATGTTGGACGATTTTGATGGCTCTCGCTCTCATCGTAATGGATTACTTTATGCCGTCGGACAAGAAGACAGTGTGGATAGAAAACTCACTGCAGCAGAGTATGCAAATCTTGAGTCACAAGCCAAAGAGATTCTTGCAGAGACGAAAACACGATTTCCAGAACTCGCATCGAGTGTAGATTATTTTACGATGGAAACCTGTTTGTGTTCTTTCAAAAAGATATTCAGAGCACATCATGGTCGTTATCTTGGATACTACCTTGATAGACAAGCAGAAGAAATTATGCAGTGTGAAAAAGATGGATGGTATGGTATTGATTGGGATGTTCTATGGCAATCACGAGAAGAAACTATCGACTTACGATTAGACCATAGAAGAGGTATTGATAAAGAAAGATTCTCTAGTTTTATTAACACAGGTAAGTTAGAGAATCTAGAGTGGATGTTTGATGATGAGCAACCTGTACTAAATGGATTGGAGATTTTTGCATGAGTTTGACTACGATTACTTCTGTCACATCACCAGTGACTATGAATGACATAACTACTGGTAGTATAACTGTATCAACTGCTGCTGGAAATTATGGAAATATTTCTGTTGCAACAGAAGACTTGTTAGACAAGTATGATTTTAATAAACTAACTGTAGAACATAAAGTTTCTGCACATGAACTCTTAAAACTAAAAGATACAGTTCCAACTTATGCAGACGAGATTAAAGAGAATCTTGCTAAGAATGCATCTAGAGAATTAGTCAAGAAAATGACTTTTACAAAGAAGCATGATATGAATACAGATGTTCATCACTTTATTGGAAGAGTCTGGGTATTCACAGAGGATGAATTGAAGAATTTTATTAAGGAAGTGAAAAATGTTTAAGGAAACTGTAGGAACAACAGACCAAATTTCAATTCAAGTTATTCGTGGAGAACCAAAAGTGCGTAAACTAATTGCTGTAGGTGGTCAACCTGGAACTGGTAAAACTACTCTTTTCCGTAAGTTTATGGAAGACAAAAAGTGGATCGAATGTGAACCAGCCAAGTTAGTATCGGCTATGTATAACGAAGAACTCGATCTATACATTCTCGGTAAGTATCAAGAGGGAGAAGTATTCGCTGGAACAGATCGTCTATCTATGGCAGTCCAACCCGAACTTCAGAAATGGATTCAAACTCATAACTCTAACATATTGTTTGAGGGGGATCGAATCTTCAATCAGTCCTTTTTAGAGTTTTCTATGGCTCTTCCGAGCACCGACCTACAGGTAGTCTATTTAAAAGCACCTAAAGAGATCCTAGAACAACGATATAAAGATCGTGGTTCTGACCAGTCTGAGCAATTCCTAAGAGGTAGAGAAACTAAATATAGTAATCTACTATCAAACTTTGATTTGATGCCCTATATTACTGAGTTTAATAATACTAACTTAGAGGAGCAGGGAAAGGTATTAGCATTCTTGGAAGGTCATTTCAAGATGTAAAACATCTTTCTGGGATGTAAAATGTCATGCAATTTTCAG